GGGTTATTTGAGTTTTGTAGCGTGCCACCAGACTCAATAGTGACGTTGGCATTGTTAATAACTGACTGTTGATCAAACTCCACAAACACTGCGTCATACGGTGTGGCTGTGCCGGTGTCATCAAATGTGGCTGTGGCGGCTGCCAGCGTTGTGCCTATGCGTTCTTGAGCGGTCAGCACGTTTTCTCGATCACAGAATATGCGGCCTTGTTCAGCCTGTTGGATGCGGTTTATGTAGGCGTTTACGTTTGTGCCGCTAGGGATGGTGTAAGCGCCTAGCGTGGCCGTAGGCGAGGCGGTCAAGGATGTAGCGCCTGTGTAGGTTGCAGCGCTTAAAACGGCTGTAATGCGCGCTGATGAGGTTTGGCTGGTGGTTACGGTTTCGGGCAAAAACCCTTGTGAGAGCACGTAAGTATTGTCTGCAGCAAAAATGCTGTAAGTGGTCATTCCAGCCATGTTGTACGTCTGGTTAAATGTGGTCACTACACCTGTAAAAAGGTACTCACCGTTACGGCTTAACCTAATTGGGCGCAATGGGGCTAGACCCGGCTGCTCTGTTTGCGTGTTGTAATAAACACTAGATGTGTTCAACGGGTCATAGTCACGGTTGCCTACTGGCACGCTAATTGACACAGCCATTGTGCCCGGCCCGAACACGTCTAACGGTTTGTGACGGCCTCGACTGATCGTAATGTTTTGCACCACGTCAGTGATGTCGTTGTAATCCTCGCCGTCACCGTCAAGCACATCAGGGCCGTTAAGTGTTGAGTCGTCTAAATAAAATGCTTCACCGTCATAACCGCTAGACAATTCCAGTAGGTATGTGCCGCCAGTGATGACGGTTGCGCCGGGCATTACCTAATCGCCAGATTGAGTGGCCCGTACACTTGCGTATATTGGGTCAGCGCGTCAACAACAGATTTGCCTATTTCGGTACTAGTAGAAATACCACCAGCAACATTAATTGTTACGCCCGGTTGTATAGAACTAAAATCTATGCCAGCAAACGGGTTGTACTGATTTACGTCAACGCCACCGCCATACGACAAACCAGCACCAAAACCGGGCCCCTGACTAGTACCACCGCCACCGCCACCAGCTAACGGCGCTGCTGGGCTAGGCATAGCCGGCATCACTATGCCGCCCGTTAAGCCACCACTTTTTGGCGGGCTAGGTGGCGCAAAAATACCACCATTGCTTGGTGGCGAAAAGTACGACCCACCACCAAAACTTGGTACAGGTATTTTAGGAAAATCTGGCATTGGCACGTTTGGTATTTCACCAAACTTGGTTGGGTTAAGAAAGTTAATTGCATTAATTGCATCGTTGACCATTGAGTTAATTCCGCGTGAAACCAATTCGACTGCACCTAAAATGCCGTTGCCAATAGTTGCTACTGTCGCGACTGTAAATCGAGCAAAATCCTTAAACGGCTGAATAGTTTGCCGGATCGCTTCTGGGCCTTCTCTAAATAATTCGTAAAACGCCTGCAATGTAATTGTGGCAATACCTATGCCAGTAGCCAACACTCCTGCCGATGTTTGCAAACTTGTAAATGAGTTAGCCAATAATGTGTTTGCTATTGCTACCGCTTTTACTGTGCCGGCATAAATTTTCATTGCAAGGTTTGCTGCCACAATTGCGCCAGCCAAACTGCCTACAACGCCCATAAGAACAACTATTACTGTGGTGTTTTCTGCCATGTAATTAGCTACATCGTTGAGTACTGGTATTAGTTTTGCCATTAAAGGCAAAAACACTGCACCAATGCTTTCTTGTAATTCGCCCATTGCTATAGAAAAGTTTTTTGCGCCACCTTCTGCAGTGTTGGCAAACGCTTCAGCAGCACCACCTACTGTGTTGTTTAATGCTTTCAGAATGTCATCGGCGCTAGATGATTTGTCAATTAAATCTTTAAGCGATGGGTCAAGTTTAACCAATGCAGCGGTTTGACCAGCAAGCGCTTTAGCTACAGCAACGCTGGCTGTTTCCATGTCAATGTTTTTTGCTGTAGCCAGATCGGCAGTTACTGCCATTGCTTTTTGCGACAATTCCAGCGACCCTGTAGCGCGCACTAAGTTGGCTAGCGCTGGCCTTAACTGATCATCAGCCATAGCTGTTTGACGCGACAAGGTAGTAATAAAATCCTCAGCGGCTTTAACCTGTGCATCTGTGGCTTGTGTAGTTGCTTTAAGTTGTCGAGCTAACTCAACCTGTGCAGCTTCATCAGCCATAGCCGCTTTAGTTGCTAAACCAATACCTGCAGTCAATGCGCCAAGAGCTGCAGCAGCCGGCACGAACGCTTTTTCTAAAGCAAACCCACTTTTAGCGCCAACGCCTTCTAACTGGCTAAATTGCTTGATTGCCTTGTCAAGATTTTTGCCGTCATATTCAGCAATAATTGGAATTGTTAGAGCCATTACTTAAGCCCTCGTTGTATTTCTGTTTGGGTTTTTGTAATCATGTTTTCCATGTCGCGCTCAACGGCTTTGCGCGCCCGGTACACGGCAGGCCCAATCAAACGTGTACGGCCTTCTCCAACAAACCCTAATTGGTCACCAAGTTTGTTTGCGTTTTGACGGCCAGCAGTCTCAAAAATTGCTGCAGCAGGATTGCTTTGCTCAATTAAAATTACGCCAACTGCGCCTCGACGTGTATCAAACTTAACGCGCACACCTTTAACGGCAGCTGCAACTGTAAACGGAAAGTTTTTTCTAGTGCGACCTTCGCTTTGCCAGTTGTATTTCATACCAGACAACGGCAACTCTACATATACGTTTTGCGCGGCTTTTACTGCTGGAGCTGCAATGGCAATCGCGTCTGCCTTAAAATCTTTTTGCAACTGTTTGTCTATTTTGCCTAATTGGTTTATTGTGTCTTTGACGCCTGCCACTTGGATAGTTGTAGAAATCATAGGCAGTCACCTTTATTTACGTTTGTTTAATACTGTAATCACCGTAACAAGGTCGCGTGTGTCAAACTCAATGTGCGTTGGCCACCATCCTACTGCAACCAGCATTTCTGCTAGTTGTCTTCGGTAAGTGCCAACGCTGTAGGGTTTGGGTTTGTCTCATCAACAGACGTTAAATCCATGTCAGGATGCTGTTTAACCCATTCGCGCCAGTTGTCCGGCACAGAGTCCCCAGCCAGTTTGCAAAGGTGATATGCCCAACAAGCCAGATCGGTGTAACCGATACCTTTACCGTCTGAGACTTTGCGGTTTTCTGTTTTTTCCCATTCACATACCACAAACATATTTGTGGTCATCACGCGTTTGCCGCGCCCGTCTTGTAGGTCTAACTCAAGTTTAATTTTCATGCCGTGTCTTTCGTGTCGGGCCGTTGCCGGCTGTTAATTAAGACGTTGCGACAGAGTACACGCCACCAGTAAACGTAATGTCAATGGTGTCTAGCGCGCCTAGTGCGGCGTTGACAATTGGCAAAGTTTCTAGGTAGCAGCCTGTAAGCGTTGAGATTGGGTTTGTGGCGCTGGTTGCTGCGCTGGTTGGTTTAATCGTCACCGTTGTGGATGTGCCAACAAGTGCAGCCAATGTTGCGTAAGTCTCTGACGCGGCAAAACTGTTGTACATCGTTAATGTCAATGTAGAAAGCTCCAAGCCCCCAACATAGACCCTTGCCGTTTTTCCAAAACTAGTTGATTCCAGAGCCTCGATGACTCTAACCAGACTTGATGCGCTGGTCTGATCGGTCACATCAACCGCGTTGATCGTGACTACTGGGTTAGATAGGTAAGTGCTGGTAGCCATGTGGGTTAAATCTCCTCGTTGGGTTCTGTATTAGTTTTAGCAGGTTTTTTAGGTTTAGGTGTGGATTGCTCAACAATGAAACCGCCAGACAAGAGGGCTGCCACATTGATGCCGTCAGCTGGCACATAAGGGTCACCGATGATGCCAAGTTTGGTAGATGCAATGGTGTAGATCATGCGGTTTGTGCCTGCACTTTAATTGACAGGTCATAGCACGGAAATGATGCGCCGCCAATGTCAATTGAGCCAGGCTGACCAGACAACACGATTACAGCGGATGCCAGCACTAATGCGACAATGCTTAAAATCTCGCGTAGCACTGGCAGACCTGCAGGCCCAGAGCCAACTACTTTAAGCGGAAAGTCCATTGTCACAATGTTGCCGTTACCTGCAAATGTCGTAAAACTTGGCGCTAATAGGAACACGCAATTGGGCACAAGTTTGGTGGGGTCTGTTACGCAACGGATGCCAGATACGGCTGTCAGCGTGGCTGCTATATCGTCTATGGCCTCGTTTAACAGGTCTGTGTACGGTGCAGGCATTAGGCAACCGCTGGTCGGGGGATGCCCAACAATTGCTTAACTATCGGTGTCAACGACTGCTGTGTTGGTGTGCCCATCGTGTCGAACGCGGCATACGCCGTTTCTATTGACCCTCGACTACGCCACAGAGCTGCCGCATACATCAACACACCTAGCGTTGCGTCATGGCCCGGTGACGTGGTAAGGCTGTCAAAATACCCTGACTCTTGTCGGCGGCGATAACAGAAATCGTTAGCCGCGTTGCGCGCCGCTACAGCAAGCGTGTAATCATCTGATGGGTTAGTGATTGTCACGCCTAAATAAGTAATTAGTTCCGCCGTTGTAATCCAACTGCAT